GATATCCGCGCCGAGGTGTCTGCGCAACAGGATAGGTGGCAGGCCATAGCGGACCGCCTCACAAAGATAGAAGAGACCATCTGCTATGCACAAAAAGCCGGTAGGCGTCCGGTCCTGTCGAAGTCGGACGCTGACTTTGTGCGGAAAATACCGCTGGGCTGGCCTGCCGGTGGCCCAAGCCATGATGCCTCCAACCGACATGTACGAAGGCTTCGTGATGCCTGTATTGCGCGTGCTCGGAGACTGTTGCAGAGGATCGATTTAACTTGATCCTCAGTATTCAGCTTTTGCAAGAATTGTGGGGAAATTTGTGCACAGGCATTGCACACACCATCATGAGTGTGCAAGCTTCCCGCAAGAGTGTGCTAAGTGTTATCTAGCACCTTGTCCCAGAGAGAAAATATCCTGGGATGAGGTGATAGCCAGAGCCGTGGCCTTCGCCGCAAAGGCGAAGGATGTGGAGCTGAAGCACCCAGAGAGTTATGTGGGTGTGCACGTCATACAAAGGGAGGAGCCGCTAACAACAAGAGGGAGATAGCTAATACAAGACAGGAAAGGAGATTAAGATGAAAGAGCTGCAGAAATTCATCAGCATCTTGAAGGAAGATATTACCTGGCAGATGGATGTGGCATATGATATCACATCAAAAGACGACTCCTTCGACCCAGCTGATGATTATGAGATCTACTGCATCCTCCAAAAGCTGGAGGAGGAGGCTGCAAATAACACATCTTTAGAAGAAATGATGGCAGCTTCTTGTGAGGTTGCCTTTGAGTTGGCAAATCAGAAGATAAGAGATGAGCTAACCTATTGGCTTCATCATTGCCCTATCGCATATCAATTATGCGAGGAGGTTGTTGCAGATTTCAGATTACAGGAGATCACCTTTGACTGCATCATACGTTTTGCACATGCAAGGTGGCTAAAATATGTGATTGAGGAGGTGATTTTTGCAATCAACAGATTTATAAAAGAAGGATGAAATCATCAAAGCAATTCTAGTAGAGGAGGAGGAGGAAGAATAGGATGGATGGAAGAGCCTTGAAAAATTTGGAGAAGTGCGGGCAATCCATCATTGATAGTTTGATTGAGATGAGTAGGATTGCAGAAGAGGAGATCCTCTCCCTCCAATCTTACATAAAAGAGCTGGAGGATGAGGTGGCTTTTTGGAAGCTGCAGGCCAATTATTGGCTGAAAGCTGCAAAAGAAGGGAGGAGATGAGATGAGTCAAGTGAAGGTGTTTCAAGACAATAAAACAGGCTGGTGTATTGACAGGTTCTACACCTGGGCTACAGCAAACAAAAGGAAGGAGTTTAAGATTGCGGGGGAAGTAGATACTCCCCTCCATATATTCATAAACCAGCTTAAAGATGAGGTAGCCAACGGTAATTACCTACTGGTGGAAAATAATCTGCTGGATGTAGAAGTTTTAGTTGGTATGGATACAGAATGGGGTTTCCGAGGAAGGAAGATGAAGCTGGCCAGATATTATAATAAGGAGCACAACTTAACAATATTTGTTCGGAAATCCTCCCTCAATAGGGCTACCCGCAAATACGAGCTACTCTACATCCCTCAGCACAAGGCGGTAACAAATAAGGATTTTTCTGCGATTATCATGTGTGTGGATATGGAAGGGAGGAGTGGAGATGAATAAGATAGTCTGGACCAAACAGCTTGAAGAGTTGCAGTATGTTGTAGCGGCGGGTAAGCCATACAAGTGCAAAACCTGGCTTGTGAATGCAGAGGGAAAAAGGACGTTGATTGCAAATGCACCGGTTAGGGTGCTGAGAAATTTTAAGCTACTGAGTGGGAAGGATGGGTGTTCAACAGAGGCAGTAATCTATGATGGAATTGCCTTTGTAAGGGAGATTGGTATTGGGATATTTTTTAACGAGTTGTATGTTGCTGCCATCATCAACTAAAAAGGAGGATTAAAATGTGCCATACCGTTCTGACTGTTGATAGGGAGCTGTTCTATCTTTATATGGGAAGAGGATACCTTCTAGGAAGGAAAGCCATCCATCTATGTAAGGATGGATATCCCATTTCCCCAGTCCGAAAAACCCCATTAGCAACAAATCTAGCGAATGTTAATGGGGAGATGTTTGCAATTAAGATGGGAGATGAACTAGCTGGTGTTAGGATGCAGGACATCTCCCTAGAATTACCAACCCTAAATCTCCGCCCACACCAAATCAAAATCAAGCTGAAAGCTGGCTACCACATCTCCCCACTCTCCATATATGTGGAGAATTCTGCAATGTATCTGGTGCTATTTAATGAGTATGATGTTACCTTCTTTGATGGGACGGATGTGAGTGTTGCAACATTCTATCTGCTGAATAAAAGGATGTTGCAGAGGATGTTTGAAAATAGTAAGGAAGAAAGGAGTCCAGCAGCAAACAAAGCTGGAGAAAAATGGATTGAGGAATTGGGAGGTAGGAATGATTGGCTATATTATAAACTAGCCAGAAAATTTGGAATCCGTGAAGAGGAGGATGAATAAATGAGCAGCAAAATTCCCCAAAGGCTACACCTACTGTGGTCGAAGGTGTTGGATTTGAAGCCAAATCAGGTTTTGGTGTTGAGGAGCATCCCAAGGATGCAATATAAACAGCTGCTAAAAGATATTAGGAAAGCAATACAAGTGAGCGAAAACCTCAACCTGTATGATGATTACACAATAATCTATGCAGCAAGAAAAACAGCTAGTGGATATGACATCTTCTTCCAAAAGCAGCCTGTAATAAACAAGGCTACCATTGTGGAGATTAATGAGGATGATGTCAAAATTAAGGAGGAGGAATAAAATGGCTGGGTATTATGATAGTTTGGAGAAGCAGATTTTGCAGCTTCCTCTCAATAAAAAGATTGTTTTGAGGTTTGCTGATCAGAAGGAAGCTGACAGAGTGAGGCTTGCTTTATACAGGAGGGCAGGCAGGTTGGAGAATCAAATGAAAGGAGCTGTTAGGATTAGTAGGGAGAAGGATAATCTGGGATATATCATTACTATAGAGCATGTGGAGCCTCTTGTTGGCACCATTTTGTAAATGGTTGGAATTGCACACAAAATTGTGGTACCCTCAAATTCGCACGAGAACCGCACTAGAACGCACTTAACCACAAGAAGGTACGGGACTATTGCCCCCGTACCTTTTTGTGTTTGTGGGCCAACGTCGCAACAAATTGACGGCAAAATTTCCCTAGTCCGTGGTGACCACTTGGGAACGCCAAAAATTAGTGCAAATTTGGTACGCAACGGCGGACAAAATTGCCCTTGTGCCGGCCACTTAAGTTGTTTACACTGTAAACACCAAAGGAGGAGAAGCTATGAAGGTAAGAGATTCCCCGCAGAGCAGGGAAAAGAGGCTGGTAGAAGTAATATCAATCAGAGTCCCTAGGGGGCTGGCTGACTGGCTGAAATCCGAAGCCAGAAAGAAGGATTGGACAGTTAGCCAGCTAATTAGAAATATCATCAAAGAGTGGAGGAAGCATCATGGCTAAGAAGGTTCTCAACATCACCCAGGAAGAAGTTAATGGCCCCATCACCTTTGCGGTGGAGGGATTCGATCCCATCACCATCAACCCCAAACAGCTTCCCGAAGAGATCCGCAGCAGATTGCTGGATTATGGGCTGACTGCAAAAGTCAGCCGCTCTATTGCTGGGAAAGGCGGCGACCCGGAAGCTGCTTATGCCAGTATGAAAGCAGTTGTTGAGGCCCTCCAGGCAGGCAACTGGAACCTGCCTCGCGCTGGAGGCGGTGGCCAGTCTGCCTCCAAGGTTGCAAAGGCTGCCACCCTGGCTGCCCTTGCCAAGGTGCCTTCGCAGGTGCGGAAGCAGGTTGCCGAACAGCTCATCAAGGATGGTGCGCCTATCACCATGGATGATCTGGTGCAGGCTGGCCTTGTTTAACAGCCAAATAGGGAGGGCAGATTTGCCCTCCCAAATATAGGAGGACAGTGATATGATTTGCATGAAGCCTGTCCCTCTCTCAACTCCCTCCCTCCCTCCCCAACTGAAAGCTGCTTATGTGCAGCCCAAATTAAATGGTATTAGGGCTTTCTGGGATCCTGATAAGGAGAAGCTGCTCACCAGAACAGGCAAAACAATAAGCAGCTGCCCTCACATTGTTGCTGCAATAAAATCCCTCCCACTCCCATACAACCAACTAAAGCTAGATGGGGAAATCTACAAACACCAGCTTCCCCTGCAAGTAATTAGTGGTGCAGTCAGGAGATATTTCCCATCTGCCTTGAGTGCGGAATTTGAATACCACATCTTCGATTTCATCTCCTCCCAACCTTATCTGAAGAGGAAACATCTGTTAGATAATTTGCCTGCAAATAATCCAATTATTAAATGTGTGAAGACGGTTTTTGTAGATGGTACAGAAGCTGATTCGAAAATCCAGTTTTATTGTGAGCAGTTTGTGCAGGAAGGATATGAGGGAATAATTATCAGAAACCCATCCGCTCCATATGATGATGGCAGGCATGTCGGATTTATGTGGAAATACAAGCCGGTCAAGTATATGGAGTGTGAGTTGATTGGGTTGAGGGCAGCTACAACAGACAGGAATGCTGCCACATTCGGCAGCCTAAAATTGCGCACTCCAGATGGGTTTATTGTGTATTGTAGCGGGCTGGCTGACCATGATCGGGAGATTATTTCAAATAACTTCAGCAGATTGTATGGGAGAAAGGTGCTGATTAGTTACGACGAGCTTTCTTTAGAAGGGAAGCCGATGAGATTAAGGTTTGAGCAGCTTGTGGAGGAGGATTAAAGATGAGTCATGCAATCGTACCCAATGATGGCTGGCGTTTTCTGGACCTCGGCGATGGGATTCTGTCAGGAACAAAATACATGATTTGTTGTTTGGGAGGAGAGACGAAATGAACAAGAAATTAGATGACTGGACGATCAGCTATTATCGAGGCGCTCTGGATGCTGCGAAAAGAGAGGTTGACCGTCTTATGAGTTGTGCAAAGGATATGAAAGCGACGGTGGACCAGTTCGATTGCATGTTGCAGAGTCTTGCTGCTGGCACATGGAAACCGATGCATGAGGCCCCCAAAGATGGAACGCATATTCTCATCCGATTTACTGGCGGACTGGTCCAGGTGTGTTATTGGCAGGTAGATAGCGGGTGGGTGGTTGCTGGAGATCCGATTACGAGGGTCTCCGGTGACCCCATCGCTTGGGCGGAGATTCTTTGGGAGGATAAAAATGGATTGGTTGGATAACACGAGAATAGTTGCTTTGGAAAGGTGCCCGAGAAGTTATTATTGGCGCCATGAGAAGAATTTGACAAAGTCATCTGCAATTAGTGCAGCTCTGTTGTATGGCAGCTGTGTCCACAAAGCTTTTGAGGAAGGCCTGAAACACATCAAAGCTGGAGGCACTCAAGAAAGGGCATACGCAATCGCCCTGGATGCTTTCAAAAGCAGATGGGAGGAGGAAGATATAAACAACCTGGAATTGATGGAGGATGATTGGAGAGGATATGGGAGTTTCAATGAGGCTTTTATGAGCTGGTGGCCTTCCACACTGGAAGCAATTAGCTTCTGGCCCAACCTGGAAATTGTAGAAGCTAGATTGGCTGTCCCTGTTCCCAATACTAAAGATTGGGAATATAGATGCAGAGTAGATTTGTGCCTCTCCAATGGTGGTAGTTATATGATAGTGGACCACAAAACCACATCAAGGAGTATCAGCCTAGCCACCAATATATACGTAAACAGCCCTCAAATAACAACATATGCTTGGGCATGGTCGCGATACAAGCAGAAAGATGTTGTTATTGGAGCTGCCTACAACTTCCTTCATTCGGCAAAGAGGAGGACAAAAACAGGATGGGGCAAACTGTCTGTTGACCATGGATTTGTTCCAGTAGCTGTCACACCCAAAATTTTATGGATGATGGAAAGGAGGATTACGCAGGCTGTTGAAGAAATCAGATCACGAAGATATACCAATAACTGGCCACTCAGGTTGTCTCAGTGTCAAGGCAGGTATGATACCTGCGAATTCAAACTGCTGTGTGATAATATAGGATTTGATTCTCCTCACGACAGCTACGTGGAATATGCTTTGGAGAGTGGGTATGTTATCGAAGAGTGGGACCCCTTCCAGCTTTAACTTTCACCAAGTGAAGGAGAGAGGAAATGCCATTTTTGGATACAGAAAAAAGAGATGTGCCAGACAGGCTGAAAATTTTGCTGTATGGAGAAACAGGCACAGGGAAGAGCTACCTCGCCAGCAGCCTACCACAACCTGGATATCTGTTGAATTTTGATGATTGCGAAACAGACTACTCAAAACCAAATATGCAGTGGTGGGTGACACCTGAAATTTATAACAAGCAAACCCCAATTCAGCAAAGGTGGATGTTATTGCGGCAGGATTTGAACAAGCTGCAGAGCGGGAAGATTGGAGATGTGGAGTTTAAATCGCTTGTATTAGACAGCACCACATCCCTTTCCCGCCTAGCTCTGGAGCATGCTCTCGCTCTAAATAAGAGCAGGGGACCAGATGGAGGGCCTATCTGGAATGTGCACAGGAGCATGGCGAAAAATCTGGTGGAGGAGGTGATTGGAAATGTGCTAGCTTTCCCCGGAATTGTCTGTGTAATCGGGCATCCAGAAATTGTCAAACATGAATTGACAGGAGAGATTAAAGGGCAGCTCAATCTGCCAGGCAAACTAACAGTGGAGGTTCCATCTATGTTTGATGAGGTGTGGATTACAACAGCAACCAAAACGAAGGAGGGTATTGCATATGAAGTAAGTTTTGTTCCAACAGGATTTTATAGGGCAAGGAGCAGGTTGAAGGGATATTTTGCATCCAATGCTGAATCTGCTCCCAACAATTGGCAGGAGATTGTCAAAATTCTGAAAGGAGAATGAGGATGAGTTTGATTAATCAGTTTAAGGAGCAGTTTGCTGAGCAGATGAATGCTGGGAGTATGCTTGTCCCTCCCGGCACTTATCAGGCTGTGTTTGTGGGATATGATGAGGATGCGGATAACTACAGGATCATTCTGAAATTTACCTTGCAGAACAATCCTGGCATGGAAATGCCTGATGGCACCCCTGTGGATGGGACGGATGTGTATTACAATGTGTGGCTGCCCAAGCCGGGAGATGAAAACATCCCATCCAAAAGAGGCAGCAAGGCTACGGTGAAAATTAGTATGGCCAATCGGGTGTGGAAGGCTCTTGGCTGGGATCCTCGTACTGGAGATGATTTGGGTGTCTGTTTGGGCAGCCCTGTTTTGTTGGACATCATCAATGAGGAATATAATGAGGAAATGCAAGAAAGTGTAAGCAGGGTGAAGCCTCTTAGATAATTGAGATGGGAGGGCCGGCCTAGGCCCTCCCTGCAAATGGAGGGAGGGATGCAATTAACAGAGCACTTTAAGTTGGATGAATTCAGATGTAAATGCTGCGGAAAGGCAGACTATGTTGACGATCTGCAAAGATTGGCAATGGCTTTGGAGAAGATCAGATCTTTGGTAGGTCAACCTTTGCTGATAACAAGTGGGTGGAGATGCAAACAACACAATATGCGGGTAGGGGGTGCTTACAAATCTCCTCATCTGAAAGGATTGGCAGCTGACATTGCTTGCCATACCTCTTTATTCAGATACAAATTAGTTGCAGCCGCATTGGAGTGTGGGATAAAAAGAATCGGGATTGGCCCAAACTTTGTTCATGTAGATTTGTTGGATAGTGATGGGATGATTTGGACCTACTAATAAAAGGAGGATTTGGAATGAAACCAGGAATTAAAACAACCGAATTTTGGATGGCCGCAATTGCTCAGGTTGTGGGCATTCTAGCTTTGTTTGGTGTGGTCGAGCCGGCCAAATCAAGTTTGATTGTGGAGGCTGTCCAGCAAATTGCCGGCGGCCTAATTATGGGCCTCTCTGCTTTGGGGTATAGTATCAGCAGAGGACAGGCCAAGAAAGGTGGGTGATGCCTATGGGAGATTGATGTAAAATTTATTTAGGAGCGGGCCAAACCTGCTCATGGTGCAACCTCGCCAGACCAGGCTGGCCCCGATGAGGGCCAGCCTCTCTCCAGGAGATGATATTATGCAGGTAACAGACTTAAAACCTTTATACGGGGAGGATAAGCTGGACGCCCTGCAGCTAAATGTGGCAAGGTTTAATGCAGGTAATCAGAATGGGCAGCCTAAAAAGAAGAGGCAGAAAAAGGAAGATATTTGGGAAGAGAAGATTGCCGACATTCTGGCTAATCTGAATCTGGAGGAATTTGCAGATGATAGTGAGGGAGATTGATCCGGATAAGGTGGTTATCAAAAACAGGCAGAGAAGTGAGCTGGGCTCCCTTGAATCCCTCAAGGATAGCATCAAAAAATTCGGCCAGCTTCATCCAATCACAGTTAGGAAGGATGGAGACGATTTAGTATTGGTTAGTGGTGAGAGGAGATTGAGAGCCTGCCAGCAACTAAACATTCCAGTTAAATATGTTTTGCGAAGCGAGCTGACTGAGCTGGAAGCTTTGATTTTGGAATTGAGGGAGAATACAGACAGGAAGGAATTATCTCCTGCTGAAAGGGCTTTGGCAATTAAGGATGCGCATGAGAGGCTGTGCAAATTCCACGCAAAAAGACCAAAACCCTGGACTCAATCTGATACGGCAAAGGAGCTGGGATTATCAGATGCTTCTGTCAGTGATGCCCTTTCAATAGCTGAAGAAGTAAATATCCTCTCCAATACAGGATTGGACCCCACCAAGATGACCCAAACCGCGCTGAGGGCAGCTGCTCGAAGAACCAGCAAGGTACAGAGGCTGTTGAAAGACGTGGAGAAGGCTGTTGTAAATACAGCTGGTGTGGATGTGCTATTGGATAGGGTAAAGATGATTTGCGGGGATATTTTTGATGAGAATTTGCAACTGCCTTTTGGGGAATTTGATTTGGTTTTGACAGATCCACCTTGGAAGATTGATTATAAAAAGCAATCCCTCTCCCGCACAATCGGCAAGCAATTTGATACCCACTATGAGGATGATATAATTGATGTGCAGCGAGAGGCTCAGATGTTCCACATCTTTTATAGGCTGCTTAATAAAGATGGGATATTATTAACATTTTGCAGTGTCCAGTCATTTGCAAGCTGGATGTTGTTTGCCAAATCAGCTGGTTTTGAGCGAATATATACTGCCCCAATTATTTGGATTAAGGGAGATGTTGGCACTCAGCCTAATCCAGAATTATATCCCGGCAATGCGGCTGAATTTATTTTGCTAGCTCATAAGGGATGTGATAGTAGATTGCAGATTGCAGGCCGCCCCAATCACTTCACCGCAAAACCTCTCTCAATTGAAGAAAGAATTCATCCGTCTGAGAAGCCAGAAGCTGTTTTCATGTGGCTGCTGGAATTAGCCTGCCCTATTGGAGGTAGTATGATTGATCCTTTTATGGGGAGTGGAGCCTCGCTAAGGGCAGCTTTTGATTATGGATGTGGCAAAATTTATGGGGTTGATATAAACAAGAATACAGTAGATTTGGCTTGGGCGAAGATGGTTAGTAAGGTAGAAGGAGGAGGAGAAGATGAGCTTCCTACTTAATGCAATCGAGGTTTTCTTCCTCAACATCGCAGGAGGATTGGTTATTACAATCTTCCTGGTTGCTATTATTGCAATTTATGGCCTTGTTGTTAGCTGGAAGGAGAGAGTAGATGAGTAGAGAAATACCTCCCATCGGCACGATGGTAAAAGTTCCTGACGTGCATGGCAGAATATATATTGTGGGCGAAGCTCCTGGGGCGGATGAGGATAGGATTGGTATGCCTTTTGTGGGAGCTTCTGGCAGATTGCTGATGAGTATGCTGGCAACAGCTGGTATATATAGGAATCATGTGAGGATTGCAAATGCCTGTTATGTGAGGCCGCCCAAAAATGATTTAACCAAATTGCCTGAAGTAACAAAACTGACATACAGGGAGCTGCTGAAAAAAGATATTGCCAGTTTGAATCCTGATTTGGTTATAGCTGTCGGCGCCTATGCACTGGAAGTTTTGACTGGCCTGTCACCCATCTCCTCTTACAGAGGCACAATTACCCAATGCAGCTTCGCCCCCATCCCTGTATTGCCAATATATCATCCAGCAGCAATTCTGCGGAATTGGGATATGTATGTGCCTACAGTTATGGACATTAAAAAGGCTGCCCGCATTTCCCTAAATCCGCAAAAACATCTTTCTCCTCAACAGGAAAATTTCAAATTGTATTGCACCCCAGAAGATTTTGTAAATGTTTTGAGGAGCATCCCCTCCCATCAGCCTGTCGCTGTGGATATTGAAACCCGCCCTAAGGATCACGTTATTACATTTATTGGTGTGGCTTGGGGAGAGAATGATGCTGCAAACATCTTCATCCCCTCTTGGCAGCCAGAAACTGTGGTGCCCGTCCTGAATGAGCTGGAATCCCTCGGACGCAGGTGCCAGATAATTTATCACAATGCTGTTTATGATATGACGTGGCTATATATGATGCTCCACACCTGGGTGCCAGCAAGCTGGGACACCATGGCAATGCACCACACCCTCCAACCTGAAGAGGAGAAATCTCTCAAATACTGCGCCTCAATTTATTTGGATCTGCCAGCGTGGAAGCATCAAGCTGGAGACAACTTAGCCTTATATAATGCGAGAGACTGTGCAGCTACTTATGCATTGCAAAGGGTGCTGGAAACTTCACTGCGTGAAGAAAAGTTATTGGACTTCTACCTGAACATGGTTCATCCTCGAATTGAGCCTGTTGTCTTTATGGGATGTAGGGGATTGAGGGTTGATGAGGATATGCGCCAAAAAATGCTGAATGAGCTGCTGGCAGAAAAGGAAGCTTATGAGGCAATTGTGAGCGCATATAATATCAATCCAAAATCACCTGCTCAGTTACAGCAGCTATTATATGATCAATTCAAATTACCTGTGCAAAGGAATAAGAAGACTAAAAAACCTACCACAGATGCAAAGGCAATTAAGAAGCTATCAAAAATTGCGACGGGGGAAGCTAAGATATTTTTAGATGCTTTTATGAAGTGGAAGAAATTGGAAAGCAGCTTAAGTAAAGATGTTGGTGTGGAGCCTGATCCCACAACAGGATGTGTCCATTGTGGGTATAATATATGCGGAACAGAAACAGGGAGGTTTTCATCCAGCTCTAATGCGTGGGATAGTGGCACCAATCTACAAAATAGGCAGAAGAAATACAGGGCAATGTTTGTCCCACATAAAGAGGGAAATGTGTTTGTTGCCTGTGATAGTGTGCAGGCAGAGGCTTATGTAGTTGCCTGGATTGCAGATGATGAAAATTTAATTGAAGCCTTCCTATCTGGAAAAGATTTGCATGTATATACAGCCGCACAAATGTATGGTGTGCCAGAATCTGCCGTAACAAAGGAGATGCGTACAATAGGTAAGAGGATTAGGCATGCCTGCAACTATTCAATGAGCAAGGTTACCCTAGCTGAAATTATGGAAATAAGCCAGGCGGAAGCAGCTGAATTGATTGAAAGATACCACATGACAAATCCCGCACTGAGGAAGGTTTATTTTCCAAATATAGACAGGTTGCTGCAGCAACAAGGATATTTGATAACACCATTGGGGAGGAGGAGGATATTTAATGGCAGGCCAGGTGATGCAAAAACATCTAGAGAGGCTTACGCATTTATTCCGCAGAGTACTGTGGGAGATTTGGTTATCAGAGCTTTGTACCACTTCTATCAATATACAAAAAACAGCCCGATCGCCTTAGCTGTACAAATTCATGATGAAAATATATTTGAGACCCCCATTGAATTGGCAAGGGAAGCTGCTCTCAAATTGAAGGAATTGATGGAATATAAGATGGAAATAACCACCTTCACAGGCAAAACACGGGAGCTGGTAATCCCCTGCGATTTCAAAACTGGGTATAATTTAGGCCCCTATGATGAGAAGACCAACCCAAGAGGATTGCGCCCATGGAATCCAGTCGTGGAGGACCCTGCAGATGTCCTATGAGCCGGCATTTATTAGGCGATATTTGCAATACACAGAAAATACAGAACCAGCAGAAGTATTTAGGAGATGGGTGGCGATCTCCCTTGTTGCCGCAGCTGCAGAAAGAAAGCTGTGGGTTTGGTATGGAGCTTACAAAGTTTGCCTCCACCAATTCATCATGTTGGCAGGCCCAAGTGGTGCCAGAAAAACAACTGCGATTGATGATGGAGTCGCTTTGCTGGATGGATTGGAGGTGAAAACAAGTGCAGATAGTATTACCAGAGAATCTCTTATGTTGGAGATGCAAGACTCCTTGAAGGAGTCTGAAATACCTGGAGCAAAGGAGCCTCTCAAACATAACAGCTTATTTGCAATAGCAAGAGAGTTTTTCTCCTTCTTCAGGAGTCAGGACGCGGATTTTTTGAGATGGTTGGTGGGGATTTATGATGGCAAACATGGGGTGTGGACCTATAAAACAAAACATGGCGATCCCTGTGCCTTAATAAACCCCTGCCTGAATTTTTTGGCAGCAACCACAACAGAGGGATTGGGGGAATCAATCCCCCAATCTGCAATCGGGAGCGGATTTACAGCTCGCATCCACTTCATATATGCCCCGCACAGGGAGAAATCCTGCGATTTCCCCCAATCTGATCCTTCTCTAGCTGCAGTTAAGAATGAGTTGAAGGGATTCCTAAATGCAATAAACCAAAGATGTGGAGAAATAAATTGGACCAGCGAGGCAAAGGAGTATTACTCCAATTGGTATAAAAATTTCAAGGTGCCAGATGATTTGGATCCATCAATTAGGAGCTGGTATGAAAGGTATTCGAATTTTATCATCAGATTGGCAGGCATCTCTTGCATCGCAGATGCCAGAAAATCCCTTCTGATTGATAAGAAGGATATATTATGGGCAAAACAGCAATTGGACAGAATAGCCGCCACAATGCCTATTGTATTTTCATCCTTGGGACAAAGCAGGATTGCTGGAGTGCAGAAGGAGATATTGGATTTTATAAAGGCAGCAGGCCCAAGCGGAGTAGCAAGAGGCTCTATAACGGCCAGGTTCCTGCCGAATATAGAACCAAATTACCTAGACTCTCTCCTCAGGGAATTGCTAACTTCCAGAGTAGTTCTGCAATTAAACGAAGCAGGCACTTTGAGATACATATGGAATCCAAAGCACGGTGGCTAGCCAGGGTGTGGTCTGAGGTAGTTAATGCTCCCTTCAAAAGAGGGGAGCAGAAGCTGGCTGCTGCCGTTTTGGATGGGTGTTTGGCGGATTTATTAAAAGGAGATGTAAGCCAACTGGAGTTTTTGTATGATGAAGAATTTGACTTGTGGTGCAATTGGCTTAATATAGAGGCAGATGATGTGAGGTGTTTAATGCTTACAATTTATTCAGAAAGGGAGGAATTGCTATGCAGATCAGAGAAAAATTGATGGAGCTGGAAAAGTACAATCTGGAAGCCAGTGATGGCTTCTTCGGATGCAGATTCCGAAAACTCACTCCGAAGGAGCTGGAGCAAATCATGAGCCGCCACGTGGCTGAGTATTATGACACATTTAGAATGGCCCTTCCTTGGTGGGAGAGGTTGACTGATGGGTATAAGAATGCCGCAATAATTATGGCACACTATTTTGGAATTGATGAGATTTTTAAGAAGAAAGATTTGCTGCTGAATTTGAGAGATCAGGATAAGGATGCTTTGCTGGATAAGGTGGGAGGTTTTATGCCAAAGGATTATGTGGATGAGATTGCCAGACAGATTAGCTAAATAAAGAGGGAGCTGCAAAACAGCTCCCTTTAATTATTTAATGCCCCTTCTAACTTCCTTCCTCAACCTGAGGATTTCGTCAATCTCCTTCTGCTTCTCCTTCTTAATATCCACAACCTCCTTCTGCATAATCTTTTTATAAGAAGGAGCTGTACTTCTCCTAGCCCTAGCCTTCCTTACATTCATCTCATCCTTCATCGTTGCCATAATTTTTGCAATCTTCCTCTCATAATCATAATCAGGCAACACCCTTTGGATTGTGGGAAGGAAGGCATCCCAAACAGCTTCCCAAGTTTGGATGGGCGTGCTATCTGGATGACTCCCTGTTGTATTATACCACATAATTAGAGGATCTGGCAACATATCCTTCTGCGCCATAACATGCCAAGCCTTCCTCGGAAGAGGGGATGGGAGTGTTTTAAGGAGCGCTTTCGTTGCTGTAATAGGCGCATCTGTAGATGGGTCCCTTCCTGAAATTAGAGAGTAGGCAAATTGAAAAACAGGATTTTGCAACACCAATGCAATTGCCGGAGGCAACTGCTCATTAGAAGCCATTGAGATGGGCAGGTTTGTTGGCAGAAAGCTAGTGGAAAACATCCCCCACGGGGTGCGGATATATTCTGCAAACATCCCACCCGGCATAGGCTTCTTCCAATCAGGAGCTACCTTCTTCTCATACTCCTTCCCCTTCCTCCACTTCTTCTCTCCATAACTATCAATAAAGCCTGCCATCTGCAAAGCATCCACCAGGCCCATCACAGCCAACAATCTGTGAGGATTTGCGGCTAGTGTGGGGAGAGTGTTCTCTAAAAACCTATAATAGAAGCTGATGAAGGGCATTGCTGTATCCCGCAAAAATTGTATTTTGTGAGGAAGGAGCTCAGATGTGATGAACACCCTATTAGCTTCAGCAACAGCTTTCTCAAGTGGAGCTCCCTTATCAATCAGCCTCTTAATTAAACCAGCCTTAAATAATTTATCAATCCCAGCATACATATTGATGCCGGCATTAGACAGCTTCTCCAAGTAGGCTGCCAAATTAAGCGAATCGGGGATAAATCCTCGCTTTTTGGGAATCCTAATTTTCCTGGCTATATCCATCCCATGCGAATCGATGGTAATGCCCACTTCTTCCAACATCTTCCTAAATGCAGGATCCCTCACAGATTTAATTCCATTCGCAATAATTGAGATGGGATTATATCCATGCATATAAGAGAGGGCCATATTTCCCAAAAACGCATTCCTATAACTAGCCTCATTATATCCCAAATACACCTTCTTGAAGGTGTTATTAAAATTCCTCAAAGCATTTATGACTGGGCCAGAAGATGGCGTTCGAACGGCCCTATAATTTTTAAGCGCCTCAGCCACATCTGGCCGCACCCACATCCCATTTAGCTTCCCATGCGCTCTAAATCCACCTGGCAAATACTCATTTTTTACCTGCGCCCAGCCCAGCTCTTTCGCCTTTGCGGCGTCCTTGATTGCCAGCTCAGGATTTTCAGCTATCGTTTTGAACAATTTGGCTTCAGAGAGGATTTTGGCGTGTTCCTGCCCAAGGCGAGCTAGCCCATGCAGGATATCCCAATTCCTCCCTAACTTCTCCATCTCCTCATATGTATAATCCCTCCACAAAATCTTCCCTTGCTTCGCTGTGGTGCTTTTAATAACCGTCCAGGTGTGTTTGCCGTCAGATATAGTATCTCCAATATTGAAATCCTTAGGCTTCAGTCCATAAGGATTTTTCTTCTCATTTTTGAGGAAGTCAGACAGCCTTTTGGTAACGCCTCTCTTTTTGGTGGAAGCTCCGACAAACTCCAGCACCTTCTTCTTGGCTTGCTTCTGCACATCTCCAGTCAAATCTATCACATCTTCTTGCTTTGGTGAATATGTCCTGGGCAGATATCCTGTAACAGAATCAATCACATCCTGCAAAAATTTATCCGGCGGTGTCCTCTCAGGATCCAAAGCGCCCAGCTCAATTAGTTTGCTACGCAAATTAGCTGTTGTTTCCACAATCCTTCTGGCATATCTAGCTGCTTCCGAATCCAACTCACTCGCATTAACAAACCCCTCAATCGCTTTCCCCAGCACCTCCCGCTCATCTTCTCTAAATTTAGCACCAATTTTAAGCAGCTCATTTACATCAGCTAGAGCCTTATACCTAAGTTGCTCTGCCTCACTGGCAATAGGCTTTAGAATAGGACCCAGCCCACCAAGAGCTTTCTGCTCTGCAATGTCCCAGTATTTTTTGATTATTTGGGCAAATTGCTCGCCCTTCGCAGCTCCCAATGCAGAGATAGCTAATCCAGCAGCCGCGCCAGCAGGGCTGAATAAAACATCTGGATCATCCTCTAGCCACACCCCTCCAATCACACCACCACTCAGGGCACCAACCAAAGCTCTTTCTGCAAATCTCGCCATGGAAGGATGGGCCTTCAAAACATCTGCTGTCTCAACATCAGCCACCTTCATCGCACTAACCTGCCCTACCCTCCTGACTGGCAGAGCAGCTCCCAATCCCCCTCCCAGAACAGCACCAATTCCACCATTCACAATCCTATCGATAGCTGCTAAATCAGGATCTCCTAATAGAGCTCCTGTAGTGCCCCCCATCAGCCCGCCAATAATAGATGAAGCTAACCTACCTCCTCCTAAAAAGGAGGCTGCTCCCAACTCAGCTGCACCAAGCGGAGCATAGGGGATGAAGCTGCCCAAAACAGACCCCAACTTAGCCATTCCTTCCAGCTGTTTGGGGCTGCCCTTAAATTCTTCATACAATTGTCTTGCAGCTTCCTTTTGATCAGGATCAATGGTGGAGATGATTTTCCCGAATCCTCCCACAATATCAGCTACACTTCCCCTAGCTCCCTGCAGCAAACCTTCTAAAAAGGAGGATGTCTTCTCCTCCTCATTGGCAGGCTTCTTATATCTCATCCAATCAGGTGCAAATATGGGATCAGCCATCTTAACCTCCAAAGAGGTGATAATCGCCCAAATTCAGCTTTTTCTGCTTAGGAATTATCCTATCCAGCAACCCTTTCTTCACCTCTTTCTTCTCTTCCTTCTTCTTTTCTTCAGGCTTAATAAAGCCCTTCTCAATCAAATCTTCCTCAGGAAGTAGAATCACCCTGTTATAATCAGTAATCACCTTATAATAAGCCTTCCCCTTATAATCAATCTTCTCAGCTTCCCCATTCACAAACTTCTCATATGCATTTAACTTTATCCTCTCTGACAGCACCTCATTAATAACCCGGGTGGCTGCCTCCATCGTTTTATCAGGACTTTTATCAAACAAATCTACTGCCTTCTGCAAATCTGCATAATAATTCCTCTGCAATTCCAAAGCCTGCGTTTCAGTCAGGACAGGACTCCCCAATGCAGATTTGTAAAGATCTCCCACCCAATTCTTGATTGCAGTAACAGCATCTTTGGTTTGGTCATCCCCTTTGTGCATAGCTGCTTGCAGCGCAGCTAGAGCCTTAACCCTCTCAATCTTGAGTTTTTCCCTATCAAGATCAAGCCCCTTCTCTCCCAAATCCTTCTGTATATTATGCCACCTAACAGTTTCTCCCAAATCCTCCTCTTTAAGAGAGGTGCCCCACAAGGCAGCTCCGGCATTAATAAGCTGCTCGGGAGAGAGGACTCCGGATTGGGAAGCTGTTCTCAAAGCACCTAAGGTCCAGCTTTTGGGATCGCTGGGATCCAATCCAGCATTTTTCAGCTGCTCTGCAAAAGCTCGCATCTTCTGCTGCTTCTCCATCTCCTGCAACATTGCATATCCCTTAACAGGATCTCTTGACCCTGCAGCTGCTGCACCAATGCTGGTTGCGACATCAGCCAATTTTGGGCTTGTTAAAACATCTAGGAGTCCCATCTTTCTTATACCTCCAGCATATTAATAATCCCCTTCGGGACCATATCCCCCATCTCCACCAAAACCATCACCATCACTATCACTATCAGCATCTCCACCACCACCTTCACCACCAACACTGCTGCCTACACCATATCCACCAAATCCTTCTCCATAACCAAATCCAGATTCGGCAAATCCTTCAGATGAGGAACCTCCACCTCCATCTCGGCTGATGGAAGCAGACACATTGCCAAAAACATCTATATCAAGAGATGTGCTAAAACCGAGCTGCTCCGGAGTATATCCGAAACTAGAGACTGTTGGATCAAGTGATACATCAAATCCAAGCGGTGTGCCAGTCAAGGAGGCACTAAGAGATGTTCCAGTCAAATCTCCTGTTGAGAGAAGGCCCAACTCTTCAGCTCCCCATCTGGCTGCTTTTGGCGCAACAGCTCCCAGCAATCCTCCTACAACAGATCCGATTGGACCGAATGCAGAACCGATAGCTGACCCAACCGTAGCTGTAGCAGGAGAGGAGAGCGCAACAGCCACACCAACAGGATCGTCTTCAAAAGCTGCCTCCAGGAAATCGCCAAAAACAGAAGCTCCAGGAACTCCTGCTATTGCAGCCGCCTTCCCTAACTCAGATCCATACTCACCTAAAAGTCCTCTAATAGCATCAGCTAGCGGACCTTCAAAAGCTGTTTCCGGTGCAGATAAATCAGGCACAGTCCCCGCATCCACAAAACCACCTTCTCCAACAACTTGCTGAGCAGGCTTGGTTATTTTAGCTGGCACCTCTCTAATCTGCCCTGCCATATCCAACACACTGGTAGGCTGTGTGGAAGGAGATGTTGCACCAGCATATTGCTTATACAACTCCTCCAACATATCTAGGTAATTATTATATAAGGATATTATTTCAGGATATTGAAAATCCTCGTAATATGTCCTCATCTCGTCGAAAGATGGCATGAATTATCTCCTTACCACGCATTGATAATATCCCAGACATCACGTCCAAAATCCAATAGCCCCTGCCCAGCTTGCACAAGACCAGGAAGGGCGCCAGCCCATTGCTGCAAATCGCTAGGCTGTCCAGCTTTAGCTGCCTCCACCCTAGCTGCCGCATCCTTGCTGGCAGCAGCAGCCTGTATTTCGGCGATGGTCATTTGGGTAGCTGTTTGCAGGGCTGTCTGGGCTAATGCAGCTGCTGTTTGCTTATCAACAATTCCCATCTTCGTAGCGGCATCAATTTTAGCCAACTCCCTCTGCAAATCAGCATTGATTGTAGCAATCTTCTGATCAGTATCTGCCCCAATCAATGTCCTCTGCGTGGCACCCTTCTGCTCTACATTTGTTTTTGCAGCTCCTAACTCCAGATTACTTAGGGCAGATAAATATTGATTGCCCAAATCTGCCAGACCAGTCCTAGCTACAGCACTATCCAGCACACCCCTAGAAGCCAACCCACCAAGAACAGATGGGACTGTCCTCATGTAAGCATCCTGCAATGCCCTTCTGCCAACAGCTGTTGTTTTAGCCAGCTGCGGGTCCATCTGCGAGAAGGATAGGTTTTCTGGTGCCTGAATATCAAGCAAGCCTGCCATAACATCCTCCTACAATCACATCGTTGGTTCAATTGCTGTATCGGTAAATATGAGGGTGAGAGGACCAAGCTGTACAAGTTGCGCATTTTTATTCACATCATCAATTGGAGATATGAGCTGAATTTGCACTGTTCTGCAAGAAATTCTGATTTGAGCTTTTAGCATCCTTTCCAATAGAAATGTCCCCTGAAAAGAAGGCCTCTCCACTCCATCAACAAAACACCTCAAAGAGATGAAATCAGAAATATCCCCATCTGTCTCAATATATACACCACGCAAAACCTTCCTTGTAAAGGAGCTTCCTAATAACAAATCTCCTGTTTTGAGAGATACCTCAATCCTATCTCCATCATCATCTACCTGATTGTCCAAAAACTCATAGATGTGGCCGTTAGTAGCGGCCAAAAACAGCCTGCCACCACTCTCACATAAATAAACGGGATTGATGTTTGCAAAAACATATCTAACCCAAGGCCCTCCCAATTTGCTGGGATCAAATCTATTTATCGCCATCACAAACAGAACATTTGCTGTCTGTCCCTTAATAATTACATGCCTATCCTGATGGTAGTAAAAGGCATTTGGATTGGACAGCTCACTTGCAGAAATACTCAACCCACTCACATCATATAGGGTGCGGCTACCTGTCTCATCAATCTTATGCACCCCAACCCATCCATTGCCAACAATATAAAGGGCCTCATTTATTACGAACAGCTTGCCTCCATGAGCAAGCCTATCTACCTCAGCAAGACTGTCAATGGGATCTATTTTGTACAGGATGGTGTTGGCAGCTCCTCTACAAATCCCCGACACAAACAGCCTATCGTCCCAATACACCATCCCTTCAATAGATGAGGAACCATCATCTCCAAATGTGAAAAATCCGCCACCTTGCCAGAAATCATCCACATCCCTAACACCACTATACCACACTTCTGGAGCAGCTGCCAGAAAGATGCGAGATCTTGCAACAATTCCAAATGTAGGAGCTGGTTTCCCAGTCCCATTTACAGTTGCATATAGCACATACCCAGCATGCCCACTCTTCCAAGCTCCATCATAATAGACAGAACCTCCATCAGCTAGAGGACCGCCAGATATTTCTGCAACAGAAGATTCACCAGTAGTTCTATTCAAACATCTCACAACAACATAATATGTTGTGTTTGCATCTAGCTCAACACCATTAAACTCAAACAGCATTTGTGTGTAGGAGGATGTGAGGGAAGCTGCCTCATATGTTGTTGTACTATCAGCTATTAGTGTAGTACCTTCATAAATGGAAGCTACCAAACTGCCATCCGCAGCAGAAACCTCTTTAATCCAAATACCAAAGGAGTTTATCCTTCTCTTATATGAAGATGGGGTGAGGCTGATACCTACCCTACTATTTGTTGATGTAAGGGATAATCCAGATATATGGAAGGCATCCTGTGTTGCAGCATTTAGCAGTCCATCATAATGGCTGCCACAAATAAATAAGGAGGCGCCATCCCATCTTTTCAGCCTTCCCCCATCACAAACAATCAAATCATCCATAAAATTGAATAGATAAGCTGCCCCTTCCACATCAAATAATTTTGTAAATATCCCTGACTGCAAATCAAAATTGTAAACAGACTTGTTTGTTGCAACATATATGGAGGAAGCATCTTTGGGAAGGACGCAGCTGATTGTTTCTTCTACAATAGGAGTTGATGAAATGCGGGCGAGTCCGGGACGGCCTAAATATAAAAATCCATTTTTGTAGCAGCAATTTTTTGCCTCAGCCAATCCTTCCTCAGGAATTAACCGAGGCATCAAGAGGGGGAATTCTCCCAGATTGAAGCCAGAAATACTGAGCAGCCTCGTCCCTAAAAAGCCAGATGTCTGGTCTGCACCCGCCTGAACTTGCTGGGATTGTCTCTGCGCCATTGGTTGTCCTCAATATCTTGCTCAAGCTCCTTGAGGATTGATCTCCAGGTAGTTAATCTACCATCCTCTCTCAAATACGGTGCACTAAACAGCAACGTGCGGAAATAGATGAGGTCAAAATAATTGTCCAAAAAATCATTGTTGGGGTTTATCATTGAGAGAGGCTGCAACTTTTTCTTATATTTCAATTTGTAGCTGTACGTATTATCTGCTTTAGGAAGTAGAATCAGACTCCCTCCTTCTGGATAACAAACAGCTGGAATACCAACATCATCCTCCCTAAAATCCGTAATCCTATCCTCCGAAGCCAAATCTACAAAATATCTCCTCCCATCTTTGATCAAAATCAGCTTTCTAAACTCAAAATAATCTTCAGGAAGGATGATACTATTATCTCCTCCCATCAAGGTGCCTGTCGAAATCCCCCTAAAACAATCCAAATCAAATCTTCTGTGGCACCATGCCTCCGCAAATGTAATCCATTGCGGAATGAGGGAGGAGGAGGAGATAGCTCCTCCCAGCTCCCTCTCAATAGCTGCCACTAGATCCTGATATGAGTAGGAAAAAGTGGCCATCTGTTACTCCATCACATAAAACAGCACCAAGGTGATTGTGCCAGTTGCAGTTGCTCCAGCTGTGGTGATGGTGATCCACTTCTCAGTAGTATAGGAGTAGGGAATGCCCAGATTAAACCTGGAAGCAACGACAGCTGCGGAAGCAACATCCATATCATTGTAGAAGCGATCCGCATCATCCTCATCACCAATATCAATGGTGACACCTACTCCCAAAGCATCCGCACTCACATACCCATCCACCACAGTGCAATTGGCAGGCACCTTGCACATCCTAATTGTGCTACCAGCTGCAAGAGAGCTGGCCTCATAGGTGCTGACTACACAGGCCAGATTGCCCTTATCCCCAAAGAAGACAGGGCTGTAATCATATCCCTTATCTGCATACACAGTAGCCATTTACCTTACTCCTTCACGTCGTGAAATTATTGGATAGCAACGTCCACAGCCACCACACCATGATCGGTGTTATTGAAAGTTACCTTCTTAAATCCAATGATGGTGCCAGCATCCACAACCAGCACATTCCCTCTGTCCTCATACTCCTCCACCCACTCAAAGCTCAGCCCATTGCCAGGAGAGCCATTCGCCATAACCAGCGCCTGAGCCCCCAGCACCAGGCAGCGAGCATACGCAACGCCACCAGAATTGGTTGCGGAGGGGATTTTGCTGTAGGTGGTGAGGATCAAATTGCGATAGGTCCCAAGGCTGTATTTGAAGAGAGGATTGTCCAATCCTCTGCTTCCAGCATACTGGACAATAGATCCCCAGTCACCTGCGTCAAAGCTGCTCCGCAACGCCCACTCGCTGTAAGGGTCCATCACCAACACATATTTGGGAGTGTCATCTCCCACATTGATGGGATGAGGCGGGACATCCATTGTCTGGATTTTGTAAATAATGTAATCCAACAAATCCCGACTCATATTATCACCAGCCACCAAATCATCCACACTAGAATTGCTGGTAGGATAGGAAGCATCTGCGATGATGTGATGAGCAGCATCCGGCGCTGTCAGGCTATTACCAGCAAATCCACTAAAGGTGGTAGGAAGCAACCATTGATTGGTGCCGGTTCCTCTCATACCAGCCAGGTAGCAGGTAATAACCTCATCACCCCATCTAACAAACCAGTCAGCCAGCTGATCTTTGGCAATGTTACGAAGATCATGAACCGTCCTTTTACGGCTCATCCTCCCGCCAGTATCAACACCATGCCGTTTCTGGTCAATCTTAACAGAGTCGCTGTACAGGGTGAGGGATTCCTCATTCCCAGCCAGCCGCTCATCCCCATCAACACCAATGCCACTCAGGCGATTGACGATGTCATAATACACCTGGTCGCCAGCACCCTTTTCCAAATCCTTAATAATTTGGATGGGCATGTTAGGAGAGGTCGCCATATAAGAGGCAACTTCCTTGGTCCTGTTAAACTTCTTTCCTGCCAGCCTAGAGAACCAGAAAGATTGTCCCAAAAACTGGGTGGCAAGAAAGGCACTATACTTTTTTACCGCTTGTGCATCGGTAGTGTGAATAACTGTCCTGGCCATCTATCACTCCTCAAATAATTTTTCAATTTCATCTGGACGCATACTCAACATTGCCAACTCAAGATCTGCACCACTTAAATCTGTGACCCTTTTAGGTTTTCCTCCATCACCACTTACCCTGCTGATTGAGGGAGGCACTTCCACAGCACCTCTATTTGCAGCTGTCTTGGCAGATTGCTGATTATTTTGAGATGTCCCACTCCCAAGAGCCTGCAACATCGCTCTTGCTTTTCTGGTAACATCCTCCAAATGCTTTCTGGCTTTACTGGGACTGAGTTGACTAATATCCTCAATCCCCATTTTCTGAAACTCAGCTCGATCAAGCGCCCTAACAATTTCAGCTGCAACAGGATCTTCCAAAATATCCCTATTCTCTTCAGCCCAATCCTGCACAATTCCCTTCAGAGTGGCAGCTTTGGTTTGGATCATCAGGTTCTGCATAGCCGCAGTAGCATAATGCTTTGCCTTCAACTCCGCTTCCAAAGCAGCTTGTTTTTTGAAAGCCTCCCTCATCTCATACAAGGCATCAACACCCTTATTTGACACATACTCCCTGAAACTGTCCTTATCCATCTCAAGCAGCTGCTCAAGAGGATCTTTTTGCTGCGGCTGTTTTGCTGCCCCACTATCCTGCTTCTCATACAGATGCTTCTGAACCAACTGCTGCAGAATCTCATTCTGCTTTTTCAGCTCCTGTGCCTGCTTCCTGGCCTCCTCCAATTCCTTATAAGGAATGATGTGCTTACCATCCTTAGCCAGTATGCCTTCCACAGGTTGGTCTTCAGAATGTTCTCCTGAATCCGAATCTTCAACTCCATCATCAGGCTGGACCTTATCCTCATCTACATCTTCTACAGGTTCCGGTCCAAAACCAGGCTCAAAAACCTCCTCATCAAGATCATCCACATTGACATTCACATCTTTGTTTTCGGTTTGCTGACTCATACCATCTCCTCCGCACTTATCGCTGTGCCGGCGTCAGATTTTGTTTTGTTGCTGGGACTTGTGGGAAGCTACCACCCTGAACCTGTCCCTGCTGTGCAGACATTATCGCAGCCTGCTCCGCGGACTGATTAATTTGTTGCCTTATCTCATCCTTACTTGGAACGTCAAGAAAGTCAAGCCACAAGTTCATGAGAGGTGCCTGAAGCTGCGGAGGCGCAACCTTCAAAATTTCAGTAATGTGCGTTGCCATATACTGTCGCTCACTACTGAACGGCGCCCTGAAGCTAACCACCAAATCTGCCTGCAAATTTTGCAAGCTGTTCTCAACAACAACCTGACCAGTTGTCGGATCAACCTTGGGCTGATTGATAGATAGAAAAGCAGCCTGTCCCTTGGCATCTGTTATCCTCAAAATCCTCGGCCCTCTATAATACTGCTTTATTAAATCCATCACCTCAATTGCCAATTTCTTTTCTGCATTCATTGCCGATTTCAGAAACAAAACCAAGGATGTTTGTGTCCCCTCCCTTCTAGCTTGGATTGCGGCTCCAGTCCTCGCATTCGTAGGCTGACCAATAGCATCACTATAAACCCCGCTGATCAGCCTGATCTCATTGATTGCATCCATCATCAATTCTAGATGCCCCTTAGCCAGCTCCAAATTCCTCAGCAGCTCAAAACTCCTATTCGGCCTTTTAACTATCACCCCCTCTGGATCTGCTAATTCCTCCCTCAAAGCATCCACATCAGGCACAGCTCCCTCGTCCATCACAACCTGATTCATATTCAAAAAGTGGATTGCCTTACTCCTCCTCTTATTGACCTCATCCTGCGGATCAATCAGATCAGCCACCATTCCTCTTGGCTCATACCTCTCATCATCCCAATCAAACACAACAGGCACATATGGGAAGTTGAAATGTTTGTATGGAGTCCTACTCTCATACAATACGAAGGGGCCGCATATGATGCTCATATATGGCACCCGCACAGGCGCCTCAACAAGCTGCTCCCCAGCTGCGACCAAACTAGAATGCAACTCTTCATCAAAGGGAATCAAGACATCCCCACTAATTATACAAGGAAGCCTCTCAAATTTATATTCCCACCATTCCATCAACTGCACCCGATCTAACGTGCGGTCATACCACGCCCCGATGGAAGGGCCGACGGTCCTATCTTCCTCATTAACCATCTTCGGGTCAACATACATCCAATCAGGCATCCACATATCCTGATGAATAGCTTCATCAATTTGCTTCCTGTATTCCGGAAAGGCTTCCTTCACCGCATCAACAGATGCCCACTTCACCCTGGCCATATACTGAGCATCTGACAAATCCATCCTCTTCGCAGAGGAATCCCAAATCATTTCATTCCAACTCACATAATCCACTTCAACCGGGTCAGCTGTAATAATCTGATTCCTTTGAGCGCACCACCAACCAATCCCGACATCAAAAGCATCTCTTGCAACCCACAGCCTCTTGGTTTCCACATCATTTATATCAAACACATAATCAATCACCTGGGCCATCATCCAGGCTTTCTCATTATCATCTCCTGATCTAGGCAGAACAGTAACAACCCTCTTCAAAGCATCAAACAAACTAATCACAAATCTCCTCACAGGAGCAATTTGATTATATACAATCGCAGGCTGATTCCTCTTCCTCAATACCTCCTTTTCTTCCTCCGTCCACTGCCTGCCCGCAACATACTGCTTACATTTGGAGCCAAGAGCAAAGAAGCTGCTCATCTTCTCCAAGCTCCGCTCCCACTTCCTGTAAGTATCCTCACTCACATAAATAGGCTTCGCCATCTAAATCACCCTCCACGAAAGGTGTGCCCTCCTGTATCTCTTCTTCCTATTATGCCACGCAGAAATCAAGGTTCCCCCACAATCATATTCGGTCAGCACAAGAGAGTCAGCCAAATCAGGAGAAAATCCCAACTCCTTCCGCATTGTATCCTTATCAGCCACAACTAGCTGATTGCCCGCCCACTTTGCCTTCACACTACTCAATTCATCCACCAAATCCTCACTTGGTGGCAGGGCGATTTGCCGATTAGCTATCCTCTCCCTCAGCTGCCACCACAGCTCATCCCTCAATCTCCTCCATTGTTGGGGATCACTACTCCTCCATCCAACATTCACATCCACAACATTCTTCCCCAATTGCCTTAGCCTATCAGCAACTGGCCCACCTAATCCAACCGCATCAACATATATCACACTCTCATCCCTACCAGCCAGATTATCCATCACCCACTCACACATCACCATTGTGTCTTTCTCATATGTGTAAAGCTGCTCATCCACCCACAACCCATATCTCAGGGTCATCACAGTCCTATCCGGACCACTCCTGGCAACATCCAATCCAACAACCAGAGGCTCCTGCCTAATCTCATCCTTATCAAACTGATACCAATACTGCTGACATTCAATAATTTTGCTTCTTGGTATCAGGGTATCTGCAGATTGGCGTGGGAATTCTCCCAAAACACGCACCCTGTATGGGTCGCTATCTACTCCATACTTATTTCTATAAAATTCAATGTATGAGGCATCAACATTTGGACTCTCTTCACTATTCCAGGTTAGGGTGAACCATCTATCCTTATCATGATGAAACACATCATAAAAATACCCACTATCTTTTGTGGGGTTTCCAATCAGCAAAACCTTATTATCTGGCCTTGTCAAGATACCTTCAAGAGGTTTGAATACCGGATCAGGCACACCACTTGCCTCATCCACTACAACCAAAAAATGATCTTCGTGGTAGCCAGCCAGTGTTTCTGCCTGTTCTTCCGGAGATGCCTTCACACTAGCTGTAGCCCCTCTAAAAAACCACGTACGCTTGTGACCAGCTATATAAATCAAATCCTTCTCAATAACAAATTCATCCCTCAAAGGAGATTTCCTAATCCATTTAGCTACTTCTCCCCACAAAACATCATATAATTGCCTAAATATCGGAGCGGTAGCTACACCCCTACTATGAGGGCGAGTGAGGAGGAACCACAAAATAATCCAACTTGCACAAGCATCCTTCCCTGTCCCATGGCCTGATTTGACAGCCATCCTCCTTTGGTGTGGGACAGCTCTCAACAATTCCTGCTGCTGTGGAGTAGGCTTTGCACCAAAAACCTGCTCCACAAACAGGCAAGGATTCTTCCTCCACTCTAATATGGTTTTGGCAGCAGCTTGCATCTTCACTCCGTGAAGGGGCCATCTAACATTTGCAGCAGCAGATTTTTAGCCCTTTCCAAAACAGCAATTACATAATAAACATCTCCCTCACTACAGCTGACAAAGAGGGAGCCATGCCCATATTCTCCAATCACAATCACATCATCAAATGCACCAGCCTCTTTCAATGCCTTCTGCAAAATCTCTTCAGGCAGCACACAATTCTCCTCAATAGGCACTCCATCCGGGAAGGAAAGCACATTTTGACTCATCTTTTCTTCCTTACTTTGTGTTTTGGAGATAGTTTCGGCTCACCCTTCTTTCTTGTTGCATTATATATTTTAGCTGCCTTCTCCTTCGCTGCCTTCTCACTCATCCCTTCTTTCTTAAATTTATCCCTCATTGCTTCATATCTTCTCGGCATCACCTTTCTCCAACAATCTAACTAAGGCAGCCACCAACTTCTTGGCCATCTCCTTCTCTTGCCTAGTCAGGTGGCGAGCTACCTGGATCTCCAATAACACCTGCTTCGCCCATCGCGGAATCCCCACATTTCATTTCATACATCTCCTTAATTACAGTTTCAACATCACGTATAATGCAATCAACACCAGCAACGCAATCCAAACATTGCACTCCGTAGAAAGCAACATGGCGCAATATCCTCCTCCTCAACAATCCCCACCTGGATGTGATATGCCTAACCCTGTCCTGCACTTCCATCAAAGTTGTCTCTTCCATCATCACACTCCTGGAGATATGCCAGCATATCTAATCAAAGCGGAAGCGCCAGATCCACTTATTGCAACAGTTAAACCATTCCTAGCTCTGGCCCTTATATTGCCTTCTCCAATCTGCAAATCCTCTCCCTTTTACACTACTTGCTATATAACTTATAGCATCCTCAATTTTGCCTCCGACGTATGCTTTGCGCCAGTAGTATCCCATCACCCCCAACTGGGGGACATATCCCCATTCGAGTTGGTCACGGTTTTGGATAATTTCGATTGCTGCATTTAGGAAATCACATGTCGAACATGCTGTTTTTTTATCTGTAGTTTTCATCATAACCTTCCTTTCCTTTAAGGAGCATCTTGGCGGTACGCTCTGCGCGCTGGGGTGTCTGCCTGGCCCACTTGCTATCCAGCGCTTCCCTATAGGCCCTTTCCCAATCAGCTTCGCCGATTGCCTTAAGCATCTTTTTGAACGCAAGCAGCTTGGCTCTGCCAAGCTGGTAGGCCATGGAGAGCAAGGCCATCTGCCTGGCTTCGCCAATCCTGTGCCACCAGGGAAACTGCTGCGCAGCCCACTCAGAAAGCTCTTCAATATCTCTCCTAAGCAGCTCCTCACAGATGTCCTCAGGAAGCCCTCTATCTTCGATATTGTAGCCATAGCCGATGGTCCACTTCCCAGCAGTGCACTTATAGAGCTTGCTCCTGAAGCCCTCCTCCCGCTTAATAAGCTCTATGAGCTTTTCTCTATCCATCTCCCTGGCCCTCCTTTCCATAGCCCACATGATCCACGCCCGCCACCATGGCTCGCCGTCATCCATGAGCGCCTGCCGGAACAGCGCATCGGCGCACGCCCTGCTGCACACCTGCTTCAAGAACGTGGGCTTTGTTGTCCGGTAAGGCCCTACTTACTGCTTAGCCGCCACCATGGCCTCAAGGTCAGAAAGACGCTTAAGGGTAGCGTCATAAGGGACCAAGGCCGCAAAATCCGGCAAACCCATGGCCGGATCACTTGCGTGTTGACGATAAACGGCAATACATTGGACGATCCAGTCCCAGATGCGCTGGGTTTCCTGGAGAATGTCCTGCCAGTCATTCAGCACGGCCAACATGGAGATACTCTGAATGCTGTTTTGCGTCGGAATGGGATAGTGTGCATAGATATGGGCATGCAAAAGCCGTTCACATGTGGCCCTATGGGCTGCCTTAACCAACTCATGGTCTGCTGAAAACACCTGAGGCACCGGTTCGCCTTTCTCATTGAGTTGAGGCCATGAAGATACCTCAACGAACAGAGCATTTGGGTCGTCGCATTGCGGCAGAGTGTGATAGGTGCCCCATTCGATATAGATGTCGTCGTTGCGTTTATATAGTCCAAGATACATGATAACCTCCTATCGTCTAATAAATGACCCATCACTTGAAAGCGTGTTTGCTGTAATGTTTGTCGTGCCAGAGCCGCCATTATTCTTTATAAATGAACCCTCGTATGCAGCAAAATCATAATTAGAAGCCCCAGATATATAAATGCCACGCACATTAACTTTTGCTAGATTCACAGCAAGAACTCCATTGTAAAAATTCCCTGTGACATTTATCTGATATCCCGGCAAGGTGCTGTCTAACCAAACCATAGCCCCACCTGCCGATTGGATTACTGATTCTAATGTGTAGCCATCTGCTACCGTGATTTCCAGGGGCCAGGAATTAAATTTGACATAGAGGAGAGCATCAGCCCTGTAAGCTCTTAAACCCACTGCTTTAGCATTTGTTATAGAGATATCCTCAACATAAGTGCTCCCACCATTAGTAGAAAGTGCCAAATTAAAATTATCAAATCCTACATTTTTAATATAAGCAAATGGGTTTTGATAACGCCATTCATAATTTAGAGCTATCCCTGTAAAATCCACCGTGCTAGAAACACTCTGTATTGTTAAGTCTTGAATCCAAACACCTGGAGTTCTAACATAATAACAGGCTGATACATATCCCGGATTAAACTGTAGGACCGTTGATGATATTCCGGCACCCGCTATTTTCACAAGGCCAGGGCCTGGAGCATAAAGACTCATTCCGTAGTCACCAGTTGCATCAAAAGTCCCTTCAGGAATGCTGAAGGTTACCGTAACACCCGGTAAGATGTAATAACTTTTGAGCCAGTTAAACGCGTCTCTCAGATTGGCGAAATCTGCGCCGTCACCATAAACGGTCTTGGTGGTATTACTGCTGATAATCTGCACCAAATCCGACGCATGTTTACCATCCAATAAATCAGCATCCAAGCCAGATCCACTGCCATCCACATTCTTAACCTTAGTCAATACATCCGCATCATCATAATCCGCCAATTTCACATAAGCAGAATCATGGTTATGGGTAGATGTAGCAAAGTAGCTAGAGTCATGCCCGTCCAGAGTATCCGCATCCAAAACACTCTCACTTCCTTCAAGGTCGATCTTTCTGAAGTATGCCATCTTCTATCCTCCTACCATCCCACAACGATCACATCGTAACTGGTGCCGTCGAAGCCGGAGGGTGTCACCTTGAGCTTCACAGCAGGCGCTTCGAGCTGATAGGCGGTGGGAGTGAGCATGGAAATCTTGGTATCCAGCGTAATGTATTCGTCGGAACCAAGCATTTGCACCGCTACGGAAAGCGTCCCCGCCGTAGGTGAGCCGTGCGGCGTCACCAAAATGGTGTGATTCGTATAAGCACGGTCTCCCAAGATATTCGGCAAAGAAATCACCTGCTCTCCATCGGCCTGAGTAAGGCCGGAAGTGACAATGGGAGAGTATCCGGTTTTGCTCATATCATTTCCTCCTTGCAAGAAATCTCATTCGTCTAGTTCAGCGACAAATTCGATTCTAAGCGAATCGCAAATGCGTTCGACAATCCGAAGTGCCTCTTTCACCGTGATCTTGCCGTCCACGGCCGCCACCGAAAGTTCCTCAGCCAGAAGGCCGACAAGGCCCAACACCTTAAAAAACTCACCTTCATGATTCGCTCCTTCATGCGATTCCGTGAAAGCTCGGCCCACCGAATTTCGCTACGGCCTGGTAGTAGGCCCAGGCCCGCTGAATATGTTAGCTACGAAGGATCTCCGCACGCTTATCCTCTGGTATGTCGCTGTAAAGGATCAGCGCCATGAGCATCCTCTTTTGACATGCCATAGCGTCCTTCAGCTCTCGCATCTCCTGACGTAGTATAGATATGGCCTGATCCGTGATCTCACCATGAGCATGTCCGAGCTTGGCACATTCAGCCCGCACTTCTCGGCAGCCCTGTTTTGTCTGGAAGAGTAAATATCCACTGGCAAAGGTGCTTAGCGCCCCAACAATCATTCCAACCAAAGCGGATACCAGGGAGAACTCATTCGCCATTCAAAGTCTCCTTATCCAAAAATCACTTCCCATAGGCTCTTTGTCTTCGGAAAATCCTCCAAATTCTTTGCAGCTCTCTCAATGGCCTGCTCTATATCATACCATGTGAATAGAGCAGGATGCTCCACACCTGTTTCTGATTTAACAATTGCAGGAAAATAGTGCAGGGCCTCACCAAAAACCCTATCCTTATTTTCTACCTGCTCAGACAAATAAATTTTCGATTTCACCTCAATTGCCCTCACATCGCCTCCAGTTCACTTAGACTCTTCAAACCATCCGGCTCAGGGAAGGTTGGTAGGCCCAAAGATGGATTAGCGGCATGCTGCCTATAAATAGCAATACACTGCTTAATCCACGCCAGAATCTTCTTGCCCTCAGCCACAATATCCTGCCTGCCATCAACAACAGCTTCTGATATAATTGCTTGAATGGTGATTTGGGAAGGAATGGGACAGAGGGAGAAGATGTGTTTGTGCAACATCCTTTCGCAGGTTTCAGCGTGAGCCCGCAACACCAGAGGATCATCGGACTGAAATATGCGTGGCTCTTCCGCCTCCCTCCAAGTGTCTGGTACCGTCACATACAGCACATCCGGCTCCTCCACTTCGGGGAGCTGATAATATGTGCCACCCTCAATATAATACTCATCGCGCAAACAGAGTCTGAGGTACATAATCATCTCCTATCTAATAATGATAGACCCATCAGCAGAAAGGACATTTACTGCAAAATTTGTTGAGCCGCTTCCAGCATTGTTTACAATCAATCCAGCATATCCCACAGCAAAGTCATAAATAGATGCACCAGATACAGAAACTGCTGGAGCTTCTATGTGCGCTCCAGCCGAACGCACTCCGTAGACAGCTCCCGTCAGCTGAATCGATTTGCCAGATTGAATACATATAGATGAGCCAATAGCTGCATATATCCACGAATCGTTTATGGATTGCGCAGGTGGATTCGTTGTAAATCCGATAGAACCCACGCTACCATAACAAAACCTGTACCCCCAAGAAACATCTAATATGCACAAACAATCTGTGGTGACCACTCTGGAGCCAAACAGCGCAATAAATGCTGCAAACATGCCAGAAATACGAACCGAATTGGCGTTTATGACACCACCATGCATCAAATTAAAGGCAACCGCATTAGATAGCGCTGAGCCAGCTCCCTGCAGTTTTAGGTGTTGTATGTTGAATGTTGTTGGAATCGAGATAAAAAAAGCAGCATTGTCGCCAAAACATTGCAGCACACTAGATTCTGCACCAGCACCAGCTACAATTATCCTATCAAGACATGGATGTACAGGAACGATGGGAGTCTCTGCTGTTATATCAAACACACCTGAGGGGATTGATAATGTGACAGTTACATCATTGGGGATCCACTTATCCTTCAAAAAGTCGAATGCTTCGGTGAGGGTAGCAAAATCTGCTCCGCTTCCATATACCTGATAAGTCACATTCGAAGTGATTACCTGAGTGAAATCGGTTGCAACTTTCCCTTGTAAACTAGCAGCATCAATCCCCAAAGCATCGTGTGCAGCCTTGGTATGGTCAGTCAAATCAGAGAGGGAATGATTGTGAGAGGCAGCTGCGAAGGCAGATGCATGTTGGCCATCAAGAGTATCCGCATCAATCCCCAGCAAATCATGTGCGGATTTGGTGTGGTCAGCTACTGCCATCAGCTCCCCATTATGCACCTTCAAAAGAGCGTCATCTACATCACTCCCAATTAAGGAAAGTTTATATGCCATAACACATCTCCAATCTACTCAAAATGGTCCAAAACATCCATCAAAACACTGCTGCTCCTCAGCAACATTGAGCCAATTCGGACTTCCAATTGCAAAATCCACTCCCCAGCCTCATCAATATCCCCAACCTCCACCAGCCAATAGCAGGAATTATTATCAAATAAAGCGGCCGTTTTGCTCCCACCAACTCCAGAAGGCTTTTTGTAGTGGATTGTTAGGGAGGTGGCATTTGTCAAATCCAAATTTGTCTGCAGCAGTACATTAAACCCATATGTGCCCTTATATATTTTCATCTCACATCCCACAAATTTTGGATTTGTTAATAGAAGAAGGATGTATTAAACACATATTGATATTGCTCATCCACATCTGGGAATATTACCTGCGCAGAAATTGTCATTCCCCAAACCAGCAGCAATTCATCAGCCACATCCACTAAATCCTGTCCACTCAAATCTTTCAATGGAGAGCTTTCTAAAATACCTGATATGGGTGAAAGGGCCACCTCAAACCTCCCTTCTTCACGCCGTTAAAAATAAACATTTGATTTAGTGCAGCTCCTGCTTCGCAGGTTTCTCCTCCCCATCCTCAAAATAAATCCCTTCTTCCCCAATCTCCTCATGAATTTGCTCCAGCCAGTGTTTGGTGACATCTGTCGGCTTCTCATCAATAACCCGCAGCCAGTGCAGCAACCTATCAGCAAAGCGGACCAAATCTCCCAATTTATAATCCCCCGAAGCAATCTTCTCCTTCACAGCCTCCCTGGTTTCAAAATATAATTCCAGCACATCCCTCCTCAGCACCTTTGTGAGGGATTCGGGCGTGCCCATCACATCATAAATAATTTGCTCATCAACATCACCCTTCTTCAATTTATTTTGTTTATCCAAAAATTCCATTGCCTTAATTAGAAGATCACTCATTTGCAAATCTCCTCATAAATAGAGCAAATTACCTAGTAGATCGTCTTGCATAGCAAGACGTGCTACCACCAAATCCAATCTAAATTTATATCCCTATTTAATAAAGCATCCTCATCCTCCATCCATTTGAAGGGAGGTGTATTTCTAGCTGGATGTAATATCCTCCTCTCACTCTCCCCAGCCAACAACTCCCCAATATTATGTCTGTAAACCTGCCTTGCAACCTGCCTCTTCAAAATATCTGACAATTCGGCAACATCCTTATTCCCAGCAATATTCTCAATCTTGTATGGAACAGATGAAATAGCCTTAGCACTTTCCAAATACTGAGGCAAAATAGTCCATCCAGTAAAAGGCCTGGGTGCGCCAGCTTTAACTAGAGAGGCGTGGGTTAATTCATGCAGCAGAGTTTCCACCTCTGTCCCAGACATAGGATCACTCATGTGGATGGTGCCTGTGCGAGGATGCACATATGCCGAATAATAAGGGTCCCTTCCGACTGACTTCACCTCAATCTCACCAAGCGGGATTTCTGGTGTGGATGCCTTGCTAAATTCAGGCATCAACTCCCTCAATTTGGTTGTAGTGCCCTCTTCGGCACCCAGCAAATCCAGCAAAGCCCGCTCCACAGCAGCAAATTTTTCTGGTTCGGATATATCAGGATCTGCTAGTTCAAATACTTTTATTGGCGTATTTTTAAACCCAGCTTGCTTGAAGAGCTGCCTCAATCCCATCTTTTGTGGGAGGACAATTGGATTGCCGGCTGCACTCCCCAGCATAAATAGAGCAAGCAGATCTGGATCTGCCAAAACATCCAACAAACCAACCTTCTTTTCATCAGCTAGCTGTAATTTAGCTGCCAGCTGTTCAGCTTTTCTGCGGTATTTTTCAGGTATTGGCGCTTGCATCTGATTTGGACTCCCATCATCCTGATGTGGGTAGTTTGCAGCTTCCTTTGCCCACATCCTAATTTGCAAATTGCAGATAGTCAAGGGTGGTGCAGCTGAAAATTGGTTTTGCATAAAAAGATGTTTAGGTGGTGCAGCTGAAAAGGTGTTTTGAAAATTGGTTTTGCATGAAAAGGTGTTTTAGCGCACGTGGGGGCAATCCTCGGGCCAGGCCCCCCTAGGGCAGGGCGTCTGCGCATTAAATCAGATTGGAAAGCCGCCTTAATCCCGCCAACAAATCCGCCTTTTTCACGCCGTGAATCCGCCAGATGGCGGAATTTCCAATCTCCCTTCCAGGGAGGCATTTCTTCAAATATTTGATTCTACTCGCCATTTTTGATTTGGCACTCCGTTTGCATCATCTTTTTGGCGTAGTTGATTTGCTCTTTGGAAACTGAATCAGGATGGGCACCAAAGGAGGTAAACATGAAGCAGCAAGCACTAACAAAACTTCGCTACAGTGAGGATGCCTGGAGCCTCGCCATCCAGTTTAAAGATGGCGAAACCATCGCCATCAACCTAAAAACGTTCGCTGAAGAGGATCTCCGCTATTTGGCCCGTTTTGGGCTGAAGCGGATGATCCAGAATGCTGCGGCCCCTGTAAAGGAGCCCGACAAGAAGGTGACCGCGATGAAGAGGAAGGCCACCGAGCTTGCCGAGGGCAAGCTCTTTTCTGAGCGGTCCAGAACTTCCAGAACTTCCAGGGCCGAGATTGAAAGGGAGGCGGCCCTCAAGGCCGCCCTGGCGATGAAGAAAGCCGGGGTGCCGAAGAAGGTCATCCATGAGGCATTTCCCCAATTGAGCCAGGATGACCTAAAATAAGCAAACTACCTTGCAACCGCCCATCCTGATTTAGTTAGAAGCAAGCTACCTTTTTGCTGATTTAGTTAGAAGCCGGCTTTTATTGCCGGCTTTTTTATTGCCTAAATTAGAAGCAAGCTACCTTTTTGCAGCTACCTTTTTGCAATACATATTGCAACATCTAACAACATCCATTCATCATCATCACAACTAGTCTCTCTCTCTCTCTGTTGTTGATATCAACTGTTAGATTCTACCCAGCTACCTTGACATTGTATTGGACCTACCTGCCTGTCTTTAATAATATAATAATATAATAATATTATATATATATTATAATAATAATATTATTATAACAATATTATAATAATAATATTATATTATTATAACAATATTATATCAGCTTAGCACCACACAAGCTGCCCACTTCCTAACAGTTAATATCAACAGCACAGGGGGGGAAAGCCTCATCTTGATGACGATGAATAGATGTTGATAGATGTTGACACAACAACCACTTCAAATTACTCTAAAAACACAACAACCCAACCCATTGATTTCATTAACAAAAGAAGGGAGCCGCCGCATAAAATGCTACCACAAAACAAATCTCCACCACAAAGCCATCCACAACCAAAACATCCAAAATTAAATATCCAACCAGAAAGGAGCTGCACAAATGCAAAGGAAAAAACAATTCAATCCGGAGGATTTGCTTACGACAACAGAAGCTGCAAACTTCCTCACAAATAACCTAAATTATCCCATCACACCAACCACGATGAATATTTGGCGAAGCCAGAAAAGGGGGCCTAAATATTACAAAAGCAAAAATAGGAGAATCTTCTACAAAGTGGAGGATTTAATTAAGTTTGTTGAGGCAAAAACAAATCTACAAATGGAAGCTGTCAATACAGAGGAGGCTAAATTGTTTGATAAAATTGATTACATCCTCACGAATCAGCAAATCAATCAGCAAATTGAGGAAATTGAGGAGTGGGAGGAGGATTGATTATGGGAGATCTACTAACCACAAGGGAAGCAGCAATCTACCTCTCCAATAGATTGAATGAGAAGATAAATAGAGGGAGATTGGATGTGTGGAGGATGAGGGATCAAGGACCTCCTTACAAAAGTATTGGGAGGAGGATATATTATGATCTGGATGATTTGGAAGAGTGGATTGATGAGCACAGCTTGTGGATAAAAAATAATAGGTCAAGGGCAGCTGAAGAGAGGCTATCCGAATTGGAGAAAAACTTATTTGCACAATATACAGGAATAACAGCCCTCACAATAGCAATCACCAATTCTCCATATAAACTGAATGAGAGGTTCCACAACGAGGATGAGGAAATTAGATATGAGAAGATATACAATTATCTAATTGCAATGGCTAAGATGGGTGGCAGGCTAAAATTGAGGGATGGCATCCCGCAAATAAAATTGCAGGATGCAAGGGATGCCTGCATTGGGATATTTGCAAATGAGAAGGATGCGCACAAATTTATGCAGTATTATGGATTGTTGGAGGAAGCCTCGCCAAATAAATCTGCAAATGATAATGTAAGTTGTGAGGAGGATCTCACACCACCAGCTGATCTAAATCCAGATTTGTTATTCACGTAGTGAAAATCACATCACCACAATGGCAGATTTGCCATTGTGGTGTCCTTCCCAATTTGGCCATCCTGCGCGCTGTAAATTGTTGAAATTACTACGAAAATTTTTTTGTTGACTCCACTCTTCGGGTGTGTTACGTGTTCGGTGTGCGGTGATCCACTCACCCGGGCACCCATCCTGCCCACAAGAAATATTCTCCCTCAGGGATGGGCTGAGGGAGCTTGGAAGCCTGGCCAGGAGGAAGCTTATGAATGAGAAAACAATACAGTGGCAATGGCTCTGTGAAAAATGCGGATCTCCCTCGTTTGTGGGGGAGATCCCCAAGCGAAATAGGGAATCAATGTGTAACTTCTTGGTCTCTTGGTACAAGGGACTTTGTCCCAAGTGCCAAGCCAGCGATCTGGTGGAGCTTGAAAGAAGGAGGCTGAAATGATTATGAAAATTCAACTGAAGGATAACGGCGGCCAGACAGAATACAGCTACATCCCCGAGGAGGGGATGTGGCTGAAATCCCAGGAGAAGGCCATCTCCAACGAGCAGGCCCTTTTGGAGGCCTGCCACTTCGTCATCACCTCCACCAAAGCGAGGCTTTGGTGCGAGGACTCTTTTCTGGCCATCGAGGTATATTTCCAAGATGGCCAAAAGAGAGAGGTCGAGCTAGCCCGAAAGGGCTGGCCCGACTACGATGAAGCAGAAGCGGAAGCAAGGAATCTGCAGGAGCTCTACTTGCTCCTGGCGGATTCTGTCCAAAACCTCCAGCGCTGGTCCATGTCATATGATCTGGACCAGCAGTTCCTGTCGGAGGCAGCCAGGATTTACCCCTGGCTGGACTCCGAAAACATACGCACCTGCCTCACCGAGGCAGGTGTAGAAGATTGGGAGCACGCGGACTATTACAGGTCCGCGATCCCGAAGGCACAAAAAGCTGCCTCAATTCTGAGGCAGGCTGTGATCAGGCTGTTGTATAATTCCCTCTCAGGGGAGGAAGATAGGGCCTCCCGGGTCAGGAGGAGGGTTGAGGATGCCCTTCGAAAAGGGCATCCAAACGAGCAGGTTGCTCGTCAAATGCTGGTCAAGGCCGCACTAGAATTAGAAGTGCGGCTTGACTAACGAAGAAGGATTGAAGGGCGCCAGCCCAGGGCGCCAGCATAAATACTGGGCAGCAAGGTCACCAACATTTAGACAAAGCTAACCCGCTAGGGCCTGCACGGCCCAAGCGGGTTTTTTGTTAATCCCATTTCAAAAGGAAGGAGCCTCTCAATGATAAAGGTAATTGCATTGCACGACTATTCAGACTACAAATACGGCGGCCTCAAGGTAGGCAATACAGGCGAGGAAGCCAAAAGCAAGGAGCAACGGCCCCGGCGAGCTTCTTGAAAAGGTTAGGAGGCTTGGCCCCCGCCTGGTGTGTACCTAGCTAATAGGAGCACCAGACGTGGCTGTTAAGGGTGGGGCCTAGAGGTGGTACAGCACTGCCCAGTTAAGGCAGACGCCCGCCACCAGCTTTCTAAAAAAGGAGGAGCCATGGGACACCCTCATTATAACCAAAGACGCACCAAGGCGTGGGATCGTTCTTATTTTCGCGATATCCGCGCCGAGGTGTCTGCGCAACAGGATAGGTGGCAGGCCATAGCGGACCGCCTCACAAAGATAGAAGAGACCATCTGCTATGCACAAAAAGCCGGTAGGCGTCCGGTCCTGTCGA